AGAGTGCCAAGCAGACCTAAGCCAATATACACAACCTACTGGAAGTCTTGAAATGTCTGCATTGGATTTAAGTACTCTTACGGGTATTCCTGCTGATAGCATAGACATTACAACGTCTGTGCATATTAAATGCCTTATACTTGGCGTAGATGATGTATACAAAGTGGCTGAAATGGAAGTGGATTTATCCCAGCCCTGGAATCCGGCTTTAACCCTGTCAAATAAGCCTGAAAAGCTGGAAAGTAGTATAAATGATATGCAGTCAAATAATGTAACTAGGACTGGTGTATATGGGGGTGTACAGCTAGGATATAAATATGGTCTCAGAGTTGTATCTAAAGATAAGAATGTAGAGATAGTTGCCAATGGTAAAGAAGGAATAAGCATAAACAATGCCAGTAAAAAAGTATTCGGAGTGGATGAAAATGGGAATATAGTTGCCAATGATGCAACCCTAAATGACGTAAATGCAAATAGAGGGATCTATAAAAATATAACTACAGAAGATATGATCGCAGATGAAATGAAAACTTCCAATACAAGCACATACATGATACTGCATGATCAATATATAGATTTTTATCAAGATGGGGATTTACAAATGACAGTGGGTTTTATAAATTTTTTTGGGGTACCAATGCCATGCATATATAGCCCTAAGGGACTTGGGGTTGGCTCTGGAGGAACTTTGAGTTTGGAAGGTAGCAGTGTAAGGGCAAATGGAAAAGAAATAGCAACCCAAGATTGGGTAGAAGATTATGTGGCAAGCCATACAGGAGGTGGTGCATAATGCCGGTTGATGTAAGTCAAAGGACAAACCAAATTAGACATGCAGTATATGGAAAAGATGTAAGAGAAAATATTGCAGGTGGAATTGAAGATATTGCTGGAGAAATGAATAACTATGAAGAAAATATGGATCAAAAAGAATCTACCAGAAAAACAGCAGAAATAGCTAGACAAAATAATGAAGATACAAGGCAGGAAAATGAGCAAGCTAGGGAAACAAATGAAAGTAATAGAGTTGCAGCAGAAAATAATAGAGCTAATGAATTTAATACTATAAAAAATGACTATGAGACAGCTACCCATGATAATACAGTACTAGAACTTACTCAAGCAAGAACGGATAATGTAAATAATAAAACTTATGAAAATTTACAGGCAAGGCTTGATGATACGAGTTCGCAAATGGCTGAGAAAGGGAATATAAAACAAACCAATGACACCAGTATTAAATTAAACCAAAGTATTCCATATTTGAATGTACTAAATGCTAAGGCTAAAACAGCTGATATGAATAACATAATAAATGCTGTAGCGAATGGAGGAATGTCTGAAAATTTACTTGATAATTCTAGTTGGGCAAGTGAATCTAGTACAGATATATCAGTTTCAGTAGATAATAACGTTATAGTAATAACGGGTATATCTGGTGCTATTGAAAAGCACGTTGTCTGTAATATTAAAAAAAGTATTAATCTAGGTAAAGAATATAGATTAATATTAATTGCAAAAAGTAACGATTTAAGTAAACCTAAGAATTTTTGGTTTGAAAGCGGGGGTATTGAGTATGGAGTGACAAACTATTTTAATCTAACATCAGATTTTCAGGAATATGTACTTGATTTTGAAGCTACCGCAAATGGTGTTTTTAATTTATGTATAAGCTCTACGCAATTTAGTCAAAACGAGATTATGACTATAGGGAGCATTTCTTTACAGGAGTTATATGTAAATCCCAATGAACTATCAAATAATTTAGTTGTAAATGGCTATGCTATTCAAAATGTTAATATGAATATAGTTGGTGTAAGCACAGCAATTATTGTGGATAATAACATAGAAATAACTGCAGTAGATAATGCAACTGAATTTCAATTTGCATTAAAAGAAAACTTGAAATCTGGTAAAGTGTATAAGATTACTTATACAGCAAAAACTTCTCTTGCTAGTGGTAGTCCTGCAAAACGATTTTCATTTAAGAATGGGGGTACTACGGTAGGAGCAAGTACTTATGTACCATTATCTACAGATTTTAAGACATATGAGGAATACGTACAATTAACTGCAGATGGTAATCCTAAATTGTTTCTTCATACCAATATAAATTTTGCTATAGGCGAAATAATGACTATATCTGAATTGAAAGTAGAAGAAGTACAGGAGATAGAAGGGAACAATTCGTTGTATATGTTGCCTCGCCCAGTAATATGGGACACAGATTGGTGGACAGATTGTGATGATGTAATGGCGGCTAGAATACTTTTGTGGGCTGAAAGGGCTAGACTAATAGATATTGTTTGTATAACTATGGACGCTTGTCAAGATAATTCAGTGCCTTCATTAGATGCATTTTTAACAAGTGAAGGTAGACCTGGAATTCCTATTGGAATAGACCATTCAGCAATAGACTATGGTGGTACTCCTCCATATCAACAAAATATGTTAAACTATCCCCATAGTTACCAATCTTCGGCAGATGCAGAGGATGCAGTTCATATGTACAGGCGTGCATTAGCTTCTTCCACACAGAAAATAGATATTATTTGTGTGGGGTATACCAATAATTTAAGTAATTTATTACAAAGTCCTGCTGATGATATAAGTGCATTAACGGGCTTACAATTAGTAACACAAAAAGTTAATAAACTATGGCTTATGGCAGGATATTATCCAAATGGTTCAGAAAATAATTTTGCAAGAAATACTAGGTCGAGACAAGCTGGTGCATATGTATGTGCTAATTGGCCAACACCAATAACATTTTTAGGTTGGGAGGCAGGAAATACCGTAATTTCTGGTGCTCCATTAAAAAATTATGCCCCAAATGATATGGTAACAAAAGCATTAGCCGACCATGGTTCTAGTAATGGAAGAAGCTCATGGGATCCAATGCTAACATTGCTAGCTTGCTATGGTGATTTAGAAACTGCGGGATATGATAGTAAAAAAGGTACCGTATCTGTTGATTCATCTACAGGAGTAAATACATTTGTGTTTAATGATAGTGGGAAACATGAATATGTAAGAAAAATGTATTCAGATGCTTGGTATGAAAACAAGATAAACAACATTATTATGCCAACATATGTCATAGGTTCTAATCAAATTTCTAAGTAATATAAAAACATGATATAATGATATTAATTAGTAAATTTAGGGGGATTATGTCATGATTGCCAGAACTGAAAGAGAATCTAATTTTGAACTGCTAAGAATAATTCTTATGATAATGATTATTGGAATACATTATTTATTACATGGTGGGGCATTAGCAAATTTACATCTTTGGGATAGTAATTATTATACTGCTAATGTCTTACAAAGTTTTTTCATTATTGCCGTTAATTGTTTCATACTTATCTCTGGCTACTTTGGAATTAAATTTAGAATAACTAAATTATTAAAATTGGAATTTCAAATATTATTTTATTCAATTGCTATTTTTATTATTTTTATATTTACGGGAATGATAAAATTAAATTTTCACGAATTAAAAATGGCTGTTACCCCAACGTTTTCAGGAAGATGGTGGTTTATAACTGTTTATGTAGGATTGTTTATTATAAGTCCTTATCTTAATCTATTGATTGATAAATTAAAGAAAGACCAATATCTTAAACTATTAGCCACTTTATTTTTAATATTTATTTTATTGCCTACAATACATTTTAATTTAGTAGACGTAAATAAAGGACAAAGTTTATACTCTTTTGCTTTTTTATATCTAATTGGTGGATACATAAAGAAATATTATTCTATAGGTATTAATAAAAAGAAATATTTGTTGATTTATTTTATTTGTACTGCGCTTATATTTTTAGGAAATTTAGTATTGACTATTATTACTAAAAGAAACATATTTATGTTTCATGATTACAATAATGTGTTAGTATTTATATCATCCATAGCATTTTTTATGTATTTTAAAGAAATAAAGATTAAATCTATTAAAATTAATAAGATATCCTCATTAGTATTTGGGGTGTATTTAATTCATGACCACCATTATGTAAGAAATTATATATACTCTAATATATTTCATACGCAACAATTATATCATAGTAATCTTTTTATAATATATGCCATATTATCCATAACAATTATCTTTATAGTTTGTACAATAATTGAATATGTTAGAGTTAAGGTATTTGAAAAACTTGAGGATTGGGTACTTAAAAGAAATGTATTTAAACTATTAGATGACAAATTAAAGGTTTATTAATAAAAAAATACAGTTAATTAAAAAATGAATATTTTTGCGTACTAGCTTAAATAAGGAAAGCACCTTTATAGGGTGCTTTTTTGATATAAAAGTTATACAATATATTGTAGGATAAATAATTAAAGTATTTTTTCCAGGCCATTAATAACTGAAATTGCTCCAGCGTAAATGTCATTTAAAACAAGAATTACAGGCTTATTAATGCCTTCAAATAAATAATCTACATTAATTATAGCATCAAATTTTTTAATGAACGGGCTATCATTAGCTGAATATATAGGCTTATTATTATACACAATGCTATGGTTACAATTTACGATATTGCAGTTTATAATTTTATTGCCAAAAACATCTTCCATGTATTTAATATGGCCCGATTCGTTACGCTGTTGGCGAGTAAGTTTGATATGCTTATTTTCATTAGATAAAATAGTTAAATACTGAGTCCACATTTTACCATTAAAGGATTGACAATTTTCTAATATTTGATAAATATCTAGTTTTGTTTCGCGTAAGCCACGAAAATTTTTATCAATACATTTATCAAAGTATTTCTTATCTCTCCTTATTGGAAAATAAATTTTCTTATTCTTTAACTCTTTTTCAGTATAATTTACTGAACAATAAGTGTGAAAAATATAATTTATTGGATATTCTAGAGCTGAACGTACATTTTCTAAAAAATTTTTAATAGTAACTTTAAATGTAGATGGCGGCTTGTCTTTGAGCAAACAATCTTTATATGCTTTTTTAATTTCTTTTAACATAGATTGAGAAATCAAAAGGCAAGCCTTTGAATCTTCTAAACATTCCATTTTAAGCACCTCCTTTCCGGGATAATTATAACATTTTATAGGAGTTGAGGAAAATATGTCAAAAAAAGAGTTGTTAAAAATCTTTATGGAGCTTTTAGATGAATGGGAAAGTGCAGAAGATATAGTTATTAATGATAGAGATACATCTATAGAATGTGATGAATATGAAGAGCTTGAAAAGAGGAAAAAAGAATACATTAAAAGATTTAATAAAGCATTATTAGAGGATTTAGATTGATTTCTAAGTCCTTTTTTTAATACCACGAAAGGAGCTGATACTATCTATAAAGTAATAGTAATAAATAACATTACAGAAACAATAATACATTACCCATCACCAAACAAAGATTCACCACATTTAAGTAAATTACCATTAAAAGAGGGGTTATCTCAGGTCGAGAACCTCTCTTTTTCTATATATCCCAATAACCCGGGGTACGATAAGTTGTTTGAGTTATCGACTAGAATAAAAGTAATAGACATCCGGGACAATATTATACGATTTACTGGCAGGGTTTTAGACGTGTCTCCGCAAATGGATAGCACTGGAAAGTTCTTTAAAGACGTGACATGCGAGGGTGCCCTGGCATACTTAAACGACACCAAGACAAGGGCAGAAACTTATCTGGGAAATCCTGAAGGATTTATAAGCTGGATATTAGAAAAGCATAATGCAAAAGTCGAGGATGCTAAAAAAATATATCCCGGTAATATAGACGTAGATGGCAGTGTAGCCTATACCTGTAATTTTGATACCACTCTGAATACAATATTGGCCGTAAAGGACAAATTCAGCATAGAGGGCAATATAAGAGTCAGAGAAGAATCTGGAATATTATATCTGGACTGGCTCCAAAATTTCAATAGTGATACCGTTGAGGTTCGCCTTGGCAAAAATATGTCCGAAATGGTAAAAGAAAAGGATGTAACTTCTCTAGGTACTAGAATAATACCATTAGGAGCCAATAATCTTACAATAGAATCTGTAAATGGCGGCATTGATTATATAGAGGACAGCAACGCCAGAAGCCTATACGGAGTTATAGAAAAAACTGTCCAATATTCCGATATAACAGATGCGCAGGAGCTGTACGATAAAGCCGTCGAGGATTTGCCAAACAACACGCAACCAAAATATTTACTAAGCACTAAGGCATTGGATTTAAGCTTTATATCCGGAACAGATGCAAAAATGTTCAAGCTGGGTACTAATCTGCATTTAATCAATCCAGTTTTGAATGTGGATGACGCCTATAAAATTGTAAGCTTGGATCTGGATTTATTACAGCCATACAATCCTACAATAGAAATAGCAAATAAACCTGTAACCGGAACTAGTACTATAAATGATTTAAGAAAAGGCTCTATAAGCAACAACAGTGTTCATAATGGCGTGCAAGTAGGAGACGATTTTGGTATACGTATTGTAAGTGGAGACGGAAAGTTTGTAACAACTTTGAATGCCACAGAGGGTATTTCGATTGAAGATGTGGTTAGAAATTTAAAGATGTTTTTTGTGGATATTGCAAACAGTACTCTTACAATGGATGGAATACAACAGCTGACCAAGGACGGAAAGGTTGTAATTATAAACACAACAAATGACAACGGAGGATTATTCAAGATTTTTGACAAAGACGGGAATCTGGACGTGAAAATGGGTAGCGAAAATGGTACTTCTGATAATGTCGGGGGTACCTTAATTTTATATGATGGTGAAAATAGTCCTAGAGTAGAATTGGGAATTGCGACTGATGGCAATTACGGGGCTATAAACTTAAAAAATAGTTCGGGGGCTGTAAAAGTAATAGCATATGGTGATGATGGGAACGGCAATGGCATTGTTGGAATCATAGACAGCAATGGGATTAAACATAGATTTGCAACGGAAAAATATGTTCAGGATTATGTGGCGGATCATATGCCGAGTACACCGACAGAATAGAGGAGGATAGATATGAACAAAAATGATTTTAATTTAATTGTAGCAGGAATAGGGGGCATGTTAACATACTTCTTTGGTGGGTGGGATACATGCTTAATTGTACTTGTGGCATTTATGGTTTTGGATTATGCTACGGGACTTTTAAACGCATGGTTACAATGCAAATTAAACAGTAAAGTAGGATATAAAGGTATTGCAAAAAAAGCTTCTATATTAGTAGTGCTTATTGTTGCAGTACTTTTAGATAGACTTCTTAATAGTGGAATATGGGTTTTCCGTACCCTTGTTTGTTATTTTTATATAGCAAATGAAGGTATTTCTATTTTAGAAAACTGTGGAAAATGTGGACTTCCACTACCAGAAAAGCTTACAAAAGCACTAGAGCAATTAAAAAAATAAATAGAAGGGAAGCAATAATATGTTAATTAGTTATGATTTTGGGCATGGCACCGGCGGAGATAGAGGGGCATCTGGTTATAGGAATGAGGAGAAAGATTGCAGAGAATATGGCGCTCTTGTAATACAAAAATTACAAAAACTGGGGCATACCTGCTATAATTGTACTCCATCTGCAAGCCCCGCACTTACACTTGGACAAAGCCTTGCCTATAGGGTGAATAAGGCTAATTCAATAGGTTCTCAATTGCATCTATGTATGCATGTCAACGCTTTTAAAATGGATGCCGCCACAGGCTGTGAGGTAGAATATGCAAGTGCCACAGGACAAGCGTATGCGACAAAAGTATCTGCGGAAATTTCTACAGCTTTAGGATTAACCAATAGAGGTGCTAAAAGTCAACCAGGGCTTTACGTACTTAAATATACGAATATGCCAGCAGTGTTGGTTGAGCCATTTTTCTGCGATAATAAAGCAGATTGTGACAAATACAACGCTGAAAAGCTTGCAACAGCTATAGTTAAAGGCATTACAGGACAGACGATATCAAGCGGGGAACAAACTACATCTACAGCACAGGCAGTACCAAACTATGATACCAGTATTCCAACAGGGGCAAATATATTCCCGATACCAAACACACCATTCTACATTGAGAAAAGAACGGATGGTGATATGGGAATACATCTAGACAGGGGCAATTATCTTACCCTTAGAAAGGGTGGAGCACCTGTAGTAGTTTATAACAATAATAAAGGTCAAGGCGGCTCTAAAGTATTGTTTTAAATAAAAATTTTATGGAGGTAATATATTATGGAAAATGTAACAAGTATAATTACACAAGGTGTTTTAAGTATTGCAGGGGCGTTGGCCTCTTATTTTATTGCAGTAGGTGTTGCCTACTTAAAGAAAAAGAGACAGGCTCTTATAACACAAATGGGTGTAGATAAATATAACGAAAATTACAAACTAGCCCAGGATTTATATTATTTGGTTGAACAGAAATTTAAGTTCATCCCAGCAGCGGGGGAGCAGAAAAGAAAGGCTTTCGATAAGCTGCTTGTTGAAAAAATCCCCGGAATATCTCAAGAAGAACTTGATCATTTTAGGGAAGTCATTTGTGGCAAGGTAAATGCAGAAGTTAAGAACAGTGACATATTAGCACCTGCATTTACAGAGGGAAAAGATATTGCAGATGTGGTTACAACAGCTAAACCAGCACAGAAATAATTATTGCCCCG